ATGGCGTCAACACACGTTATTCTGGATATTTCCGTGACATCACAGATGCCAAATACAAACTCTTTGGTAATCTAATCGTCAAACCAACCACAGTTGTTGACACAGCCAATGCCAGTTTCACATACAATGATTTGATTCTGGCCAATTTGAGTGCTACAGGCAACGTTAGTGGAACATATATTTTGGGCAACGGTGCATTGCTGAGTGGTATTACAACTGAGACCAGTCAAATTTTCAATGGTACCAGTCGAGTTATTATTCCATCAGCAGCTGGTAATATTGTTAACAACGTTAATGGAGTAACAATTGCCACAGTTTGGTCAGGCGGCCTTGTTGTAACTGGTGCCATAAGTGGATCAACTACACTTTTGGTAACTGGCAACGTCACAGGTGGTAACATAACCACAGCTGGCGAAGTAACTGGCACAGGCAACATAACTTCAGCAGCTAACATATCTGCTGGTAACATTTTAACAGGCGGCATGTTCAGCGCCGCAGGTAACATTACTGGTGCAAACGTCAACACTGGCGGTTTGGTATTGGCCACTGGCAATGTCACAGGTGGTAACTTGCGCACAGCTGGTCAAGCCAGCGCTGGTGGTAACGTCATTGGTGGTAACGTAACCACAGCTGGATCAGTTTCGGCAGCTGGTGTTGTATACGGAGACAGTTTTAGTGCAGCAAATGGTGTTAGTGCTGGCACAACAGTTGCGGCAACTACAGATATCACTGCTGGTGGCACAATATCAGCGGTGGGAACAATCACTGGTGACGGTGGCGTAACATCTTCTGCAAACATAGCAGGCGGCAACATCACAACTGGTGGTGTAGTTAGCGCCACTGCTAACGTAATTGGTGGTAACATAACCACAGCTGGTCAGATAATATCATCTAAACTTGGCAGCTCAGCGGCTAATGCAGGCCAAATTTTCTTGAATGGTGCTGGTAACAATCGAATTGATTTCAACACAAACGGTACCGATGCTCCGGCATATACCACAAGAAGTGCTGGTACTAAAATTACATTATTCCCTTCGGTGGGTGCAACCAATGCAGATTATGCCATTGGTATTGACATCAGTACGCTATGGAACAGCGTGCCAGGCAATGACGGTTCGCAATTTTTCAAATGGTACGGCGGCACAACACTGGTTGGAAGTTTAAGTAGCACAGGTATATTGTCAATTGTGGGTAATGTGATTGGTGGTAACATCAATACTGGTGGAATAGTTTCATCTACAGGTAATGTGGTTGGCGGAAACGTAATTGCAACCACATTGGTTCAAAGTACTTCAGTCAGTGCCACTGGTAACATCACAGGTGGAAACGTACTTACTGGTGGAATTGCCAGTGCCACAGGTAATATCACAGGCGGCAACATTATCACAGGTGGTGCTATATCTGCAGGTGGTGCTGTTAGTGCCACAGGCAACGTGGTTGGTGGCAATGTCACTGCAACCACAGCAGTCACAGCAGGTTCAGGTGGTGTGAGTGCAACAGGCAACGTCACAGGCGGTAATTTAGTTACTGCTGGAATTATTACATCAACTGGTAACATAACATCAGCTGGCAACATTGCTGGCGGTAATATTTTAGGCACCACACTAGTGCAAGGATCAATTGTTAGTGCCACAGCCAACGTGTTGGCAGCAGCTAACATTTCAGCAGCTGGCACTGTGTTGGCAGCTCAGTTGAGTTTGAGCGGTAACATTATCAGTGCTGTAGCAACCACAGGCAATATCACAGGCGCTAACGTCAATGCCACGCTTGCATTGAGTGCAGTTGGCAACATCACAGGCGGCAATATTTCAACTGCTGGTAACTTGGCAGCACCAACCGCAGCTCAAAATACCAATACTACACAAGTGGCAACTACTGCATTTGTTATTGGTCAAGCCAGCTCAACTTCACCAGGTGCAGTTGGGTCAGCCGCAGTTGGAACAGGTACAACTTTTGCCCGAGCAGACCACACTCACTCAGGTGTTACAAACATCACCACCAGCAGTGGATTAAGCACCAATACCAATGCTACTGGTGCAGTTTCAATTACCAACACTGGTGTTACATCAGCTGTGGCTGGCACAGGTGTTGGCGTAAGTGGAGCAACAGGTGCTGTTACAATTAGTATTGGACAGTCAGTAGCAACAGGTGCAACTCCAACATTTGCTGGATTAACAGTTGGCACAGGATCAATTACTGGCGGCAACATTATCAATGGCAACGGCAACGGCGTTGGTAACATTGGTAGTTCAACAGTGTATTTCAACACTGGTTTCTTGAAAGCAACCACAGCACAATACGCTGACTTGGCAGAAAATTATTCTGCCGATGCCGTGTATGCACCAGGCACTGTGTTGGTGTTTGGCGGTGACAACGAAGTCACAATGGCAAACAAGGTCAGTGACCCCAAAGTGGCTGGTGTGGTTTCTACCAATCCTGCACACTTGATGAACAGTGTGATGGAAGCTGAACACATTGTGGCAGTGGCACTAACTGGACGAGTTCCAGCGCAAGTGATTGGACCTGTGAAGAAAGGCGACATGATGGTGTCAGCAATCAACGGTCGTGCGCAGGCCTGTGCTACTCCTGCAATGGGCACAGTGATAGGCAAAGCATTGCAAGACTTTGATGGCGATCAAGGTACGATTGAAATTGTTGTAGGAAGATTATAATGGCTTATGTAGGTTATTCACCTGTATTGGGACAATACCGTAAAATGGATGCGTTGACTTTTAATGGATCCACGCAGACATTCAACATCACTGTGGGTGGTGTGAGTTTTACACCACCAACTGCGTATGCAATGTTGGTAGTGCTAAACAACATTCCATTAAATCCTGGTGTAGATTTCAGCGTAACAGCTTCTACCAGTACACAAGCTAGACTAACTGCCGGACAAATTATATTTGGAGTTTAAAAGATGGCAAGAAAAAGATTATACGAGTATTCGTTTACCCCAGGAACTGCTGGTTTAGGCACAGTGAAGGTGCCAGACAGATACAACCTGGCTGACATTCTGGCTATCTATGATACAACATACAATGTTGCTATCTACAACTTTGCCGATCCTACCATGGGTGGTACAGTGTCATGGGCAGCGGGCCCAACTGCAACATTCCCCACAGCCTATGCTGGTGTAACAACTATCACTTTGGATTTAGATACCAGTGCATACGTTAACACTGATAAATTAGCAGTTTATGTTGAAGAACGTAGTTTAGTAGTTGAACCTTGGGCGTTTGGCGAAGACGCAATTGGACGTAATCGTATTTCAAATCCAGAAGCCTTGATTGACGCTGACTTTGAATATGGTTTGCAAAACACCAAGTGGCAAAACGTTTCAACCAACAACACCACTGGGTTCACTGCATTGGATAACGTGATATTGATTGGCAGACCCACTTCTGGTGGTACCACAATTGCAGTAGCCAATATTACCAGCACTGCAACAACCACAGTTAACGTGGCCAATGCGTCAGGTATTGTGGATGGTTCTTATGTTATTGCTGAAACAATCACTGGCAACGTGTATGAAGTCATGGCAGTGACTAACGTAGCTGCTAATGCTTTAACAGTTACTCGACAGACCAACAACACTAACGGTGCTGGCGCAAACATCATCATTGGCGCAAACATCTATCCTGTAAGTACTTTAGAAATTGCGCAAGTGCAGAGTGTGGGCAACGGCACAGCTATTAACTTGAACAGAGGTTGGTACAATACCACTGCTGCTAATGCTTTTGCTACAGGCACAGTCATGCAAAAACTCAGCAGTAACGTAGAAATTGTGCAACATACTGTGATCAGCACTGCTGTAAACGGAACTCAAACAATTTCTAGAGGCATCAATAATACCACAGCATTGACAGCAGCCGGCGCAGGATCACCAATGGTGAGATTGACTGGAATATTTTATGCCACAGGATCTAACAATCTTCCTCAAGTTGGCGTTAATCAAAGTGACACTCCAATTGATGTGAACGAGTATGTAAGCAATCAAAATTCAGCCAGTTCTAATGCTGAAGGTATTGGTTTGGTATATTCTGCAAACACCAACAATTTCTTTTACTATCCACGTAGAAGTTTGAATCTAGCACCTGGTTATCCAATCAATCAATTTGATTCCACAATCAGACAGGCATTCCCGTATACTGGTGCAGATTTGGACGTTGTGTCTATTGTGAGTGATGGCGGCAATCCTAGCACAATCACAGTGACCACAACCTATGCACATGGCATGGTACCTGGCACTCCAATCTTGGTCAGTCTGAGCTCAGGTACTAACGAAGCTTATGCTGAAGGATCGTTTTTTATAATTTCTGTGCCCAGCACAACTACATTTACATACACTGCCAAAACTGGAGCCGCAGTAAGCGGTAGTTTGGCTGGTACAATTAATGTGCGAAGTAACGCAGTGTTTTTACCAAGACCATTTGACGGCGGCGTTATATTAGGCCCAGGCACTCCCACACGTGGTGCTTCCGCTACTAGACAGACCAAAAAATATTTCCGTTATCAATCTGGTAAAGGTATCCTGTTTTCATCTGGTACCATGCTCAAGCCAACATTTGACATTTCTGCTCTGAGTGCTGACGGAACAACAGTCAACAGCAATATCACAGTTACCACAGATGTTGAACACGGTCTCAATGCTGGCGCAACAGTAACCATCAGTGGTATTACTACTAGTGGTTACGATGCTTCAGGGTATATTGTGACCAGTATCACATCAGATGTCAGTTTTGTTGTACAGGCGCAAGGCTCGCTAGGAAGTGTTGCACCAGAGTTAGGGCAACAACCAAGATTGTTTATCACAGCCTGGCACGGTTCAAGCATCCGTGCTGGAATTTTTGATGATCAAAACGGACTATTTTGGGAATCTGATGGCATATCATTGAATGCAGTTCAACGCACCAGCACGTTCCAAACAGCTGGCCTTGTGTCAGTTGGAGTGGGATCCAACCTTGTTACAGGTGATGGAAACTGTAGATTCCAAGATCAACTCAACAACGGTGACGTAGTGGTAATCAAGGGCATGACTCACACAGTGACCAGTGTGATTGACAACAATGCCATGACCATTGTGCCCACTTTCCGCGGAGTGAGCAATCAGACTCGTGTAAAAATGACTTTGCGTAATGAAATTAGAGTTCGTCAAAGTGACTATAACATTGATCCAATTGATGGCACAGGCGCAAGCGGGTATACTATTGATACCAACAAAATGCAGATGTTGGCAATTGAGTATTCATGGTACGGTGCTGGCTACGTGACTTGGATGGTGCGTGGACAAGATGGCAGATTTATTCATGCACATCGTCGTCCTAACAACAACTTGAACAACGAAGCTTACATGCGTTCAGGTAACTTGCCAGCAAGATACGAAGCCATTAACGAAACTGCTACCAGCAGTCTTGATGGCGGCATTACAGATGCAGACACCACAATTAGTTTACGTGACGCAACAGACTATCCTGCGGCCAGCGTAACATATCCAGTGTATGTGATGATTGACAGTGAGATTATTAAGTATTCAGGTAAGAGTGGCAATGACCTAACTGGTTGCACACGAAATGCAACGTTTACACAATGGGTTGAAGGTGCAAGTCGCAGCTTCACAGGAGGTCCAGCTGCTTCGCATACTGACAACACTGGTGTGATATTGATCAGCAATACTTGTACTCCGCTGGTTAATCACTGGGGTAGTTCAGTGATCATGGACGGTAATTTTGATGGTGACGAAGGCTATCAATTTACCTACAATAGATCAAACTACGGCTTGCCAGCCACAATTGGTGCAAAGCAAGTGGCATTTGCCATGCGATTGGCTCCTAGCGTTAGCAATGGTATCATTGGTGACTTGGGAGTAAGAGATTTGATCAATCGTGCGCAGTTGACACTGATCGATCTAAACGTGCAAGTGGGAGCTGGTAGATATCTAATTGAAGGTATTTTGAATCCCAACAATATAGATTCTGCCAACACTTCTTGGCAGGGGCTGAACAATTCGGGCGGTGGCTTCCAGCCTAGCTTTAGTCAATTCTCAGTGGCGCCTCGTTTCACTTCAGAATCAACTGGTGGTTTGACTGGTGCTCCTTTTAATACCACTGGTGGTATGAGTCGCTCGGGCGTAAAAGTAACCACCAGTGGCCAAAGAGTGTATGCTAACCTTGCTCCAACCAACATATCAAGTTCTGGAACAGGTGCAAATTTAACAGTGACACTGACTGCTGCTGGCACCGCATATAATACCACAACCACTCAAATTTCAGTTCAAGTAGCTGGTACTGGATATGCTGTGGGAGATACTATTAAAATTCTTGGTAATGCGCTAGGTGGATCAACCACTGCTAATGATTTAACGCTGACAATTCAAGCTATCACTGCTGACATTAATGGTGGCGAGCGACTGTTTGCTATTCCAGTCAGTTCTACAAACCAAGGAGTGTTGAACCTAAGCTCAGTCAAACAAATTGGTACCAGTGCAGTGCCTGGCACAGGAACTTTCCCAAATGGACCAGAAGTGTTGGCTGTACAAATTACTGCACTGTCAACTCAGTCAACTCCAGTGGGTGAAATTCAACTGAGCTTCCAAGAAAGTCAGGCTTAATGTTCAGTGGCAAGATAGCGTTCAACAATGTCTATCTTGTCCTGAATTGCTACAATATTCACAGTTGACCACAAGCCTGGATGCATGGGCTTGGGCCAGGTGCCTTTGTCTATCCATGCATATCCTAAGTGTTCGTGATTTAGTGTGGGTTGAAATTCTTCAGCAACCACACATACCCAGGTGTGATATTCAAAGTTTAAATCTGCTGATGTGAATTTTTCCAAAGGAACCAGGCGTTGGTAAACAGGAAAACTTCCCAGTTCTTCAATGCATTCGCGTTCCATACCACCCAGTAGAGTTTCGCCAGTTTCCACTTTGCCCCCCGGCAATCCCCATGCACCTGGATGTTTTGAATCGTTGCGCAACAAATAAAGATAACGGCCAGTGTTGCTGGCTCTAAACCAAACACCCACAGCTTTTACAGCACCAGTCTCCATTGGCCTCCCGGGTAGTATCCTTGATAACTTTTCATCCATGCGTCACCAGTCCACATATACTGTTGACTGGTGGTTATGTTGGTCACATACTGGCCAGCAGGTTGTCCATTGGCTCTAAAAACCACACGCCAGTAGTTGTTTGAGTACTCAATTACATCATTGGCTTCGGCAACAAGTGGCCTGCCATTGGCTCCTATCCAGGCCTCAGCAGGTCCTGAATTGCCAGCAGATCCTGTGCTTTCGGTAAGCAAATATCTTTGCCCTTCTAGCGCACTGTCTAATCCGTTTAACGGGCCACTTGCTTGTGGGTTAATCACAGCGTCAATTGCATCCAGTGTGTTTTGTGGCGCAGTGTCAATGTCTATATCATACAACACAAATCGATCATCATTTGGGTCAAGGGCAATGGTACCAACAACCTCAGACCCATCTGGTTGTATAGCATCAACAGCATCGCCTTGTGCATCAAACACACTGGCAATAACTCTTTCCACCACACCCAATTTTTTAACTTTGGCAGGTGAACTGATCCAGATTGGCAATGTGAATCTCAGTGTGCATATATCTATGGGATTTTCTGCACCCATGGGGATAGTTCTAGACGTCCAAGTGGTGCCATCTAGTTCTACCACACTCAATGAAGTCCAGTCAATGTAATTGTCTGTGCTTTGAATTTCCAAACTGGGGTTGAACAGCGTTAGAATTTGCTCAAGCAATTGCAATTTTTGATTGGTATTTGAAGTCCACAAATCTAAATTCAAAGTCAGCTTGTACGGAACAGGCATCAGGCGTTCAATGGTAAATGCATTGCCTTGAGTGGTTTCGTAAGTTTCAGTGCTGGTATCGTAGGTGCGTTGACGTACAGAAACCTTACTCACATGGTAAGGCTCTTGGATTCTGGGTCTATCATAATCTAGTGCAGTGATGTAAAATGTCATCAACGGAGTTGACGGCAAGCTGTTGCGTGAGTTGTCCTGCAATATGGTTTGTGCGTTTCTACTTGAATCACCATATCTGATTGGAACTCTAAGCAAGGCCGCATTCTCGCTGCCTTCTTCTCTGCCATACTCAATTTGGAACCCCGAAAAGATTCTAGTGAATTGCAGTAAGAATCTGCGTATCTGTTCGTCGTAAAAAAATTGTTGCATTGTTAACTTGACTTTTGTCCAGGTTGTGTGCCAGGTCTAGGGTTAGCAGGTTTGTCCCCACCTTGATCACCGTTGTCAGCACGGGGTTTCAATATCTCGCTGAGACTCTGTCTACTTGGTATGTTACCCAGGTCTGTAGTATTCACAGTGTATGTATTGTTCACAAAGGTCGAGCGCAAAGTATCATTGGTAGGACCATTGTTAAGATTTGTACGCACATTGCTTTCAATTTTGACCCAGCGTCGGCCATCATAGCGGAACAGTCGATTTGGTTGATAATCTAGTCGCAAGGCATAATCTCCACTTACAGGATTGGTTGGGAAACTCACGCCAGGTGTAACAGGCAGGCCATTTGGTGCCATATCGTCGCCAGTGAGGTAACCCATGGTATAACCAAATGACTTTGGTGTGACATTCATGCCACCTTGTGTGCCATCTACTGTGACAGTGCTTTCTGACCCAAGGCCTACTGGATTGGCAGGTTGACCATCTTGTGTGGGCTCAATGTAAAATTTAGTTACGTCATAGCCACTCAATGGAACTTCTGCGTCGGCCTGTGTGAGTATGGCGTCATTGATCTGAGTGTCTTTGGCACGAGTTCCTTGAACATCACTAATGGTGGCAGGAGTATAGGGCACCCAAAATTCAGTGTTGGTTATTTCTGTGCCTGCTGGCGTATTTTTCTGAGCTTGATAATACACATCTCCATAGTTCACAATAGAACCCATGGGGTAAAAATCGCCCGGATCCCAAATGTACTCAGCCACAAAAGGTTTATCAGTGATTGATTTGTATTCTTGTTGATCGTTCAGTGGCGTGGCTTTCACACGCCACAAGTGTGGCAACCAAGTTTGGCTAAATCCTTCAGAAGCAAACGACGCATCTTGTATCACGTAGTATTTTGGAAATGCTTTTGGGATAGCAGGATTCAGCGGATTGTAATCTTTTAGATTTGGAATCTCAAGCACATCGCCGTTCATGAGTTTACGACCAAATGTGTCAATCATGTCGTTGTAGTGGAACGTGATAAACAGCGTGTCGTTGTTCAAAAACAAACCAAATTGTGTGAGATCAAAGTCAATATCTTGTGTGTTGTACACACCACGCATGACATAAACATCTGTGTCATACACTCTATCTCTGTTTTCCAGCAACAGCAAGTCTTGAATGTTCAGTACACTTTGCGTTTCATAAACAGGTTGTGTAGCATCAGCATTGCCGCTGAATGCAGAATCTTGGCCGCCAGTTTCTGGCCCTAGATACTTGTGAACAAGGATATCCAAGCCGCCCACAGTGTACATTTCACTGATAGTACGGTCAAAAAATTGGTAGTCTCTTGTGCGATTTGGGCGGTATAAACTTAGGCGTGGCATAACATATATTTATGGGCAGGTTGACCAATAATTCCAAACCTGCTATACTTTGGGCATGAAAGTAGTTAAACTGAACAACCGATTCCGGCCAATTCAAACAGCATGGGCATGTGATTGCTGTGCGATGTGATAGTTGGCTGGGAGAAGGCACATCTTTTGAACAAGTATGCAAAGCCAAACTGGGAGGCCAAGGTTACATGCCCACCAACGACTGGCATGCTTACTTTGGTAAAAACAACGGCCGCGCCAATCGTCCATTCTGGATTTCCTTCCGCAGGGAATCAGATCTTACTTTAGTACTGCTTTCTGCCTGCTTGACCAAATAATCAAAATCTGCTATAATACACACTTGTTCACTACAGGAGTCTGTATGCAAAAGGCAGCAAAATTTGTTGCAAAGTACTCTACTGCCAACAAGTCCAAAGCAGTGGTTCCTTATGATCGTATACAAGCCACAGAAAAATGGGTGGAATACAGCCTGGACATTGTGGATATGAATCGTATTTTGATGCAGTCAGACTTTGACACCAAATGGCGTCTAATGGAGGCTTTGGACATTGCAGAGCGCAAGAGAAAGTACATGTACAACCACAAAAACTTTAAACTCAAACGTGCTACGGAATTGTTTGAACTCTGCCGAGATTTACCTGTAAAATAAGTAAGGACACACATGAGCACCACATTCAAAATTAAACTGCTAAACCCTCGCAGTTCTGACACTAACATCCTAGGTATGGAGCCTACTTGGCAAATCCAGCCCACAGAGTATCGCACCAGTCGACTGAGCAAAGCGTTCTCTTGGTACAACTATTTCTACGGCAAAAAAGATGCCCGGGACATGATTGTAAACTATCTCGAAGCACATGACCGCAAAGCCGATGTGCGGTTACTCAAAGGCATTCCAGACTCAGCAATTCGACTGACCACAGGTTGGCTGTGTCGCATGAGTATGGTGGGCTTGGAACTGCATGGCGAGGAACAGCTCAAGCTGGAAAACCAACTGCGAGAAATCCTGGACAGCAAGCAGAATGAAGTTGCGTCCGAAGCAGTAGTGGAAGACGCTACACCAAGAATTACCATCCAAGACCGACTGCGCGAAAAGGCAGCAGAGTGTAACGGTGAATTGGAAGGCTTATTTGATGAATTTATGTTGAGTGGCGCTAAGATGACTGCTGACTTCAAGCCTGTGGTAATCATGCGTGGATTGAACATAGCACCACAACTGATCAGTCAAATTTCTGACAACTGGAAACGCAAGCTCGCAGAGTTTGAGCGTGTGGCAGAAGGCAAAGACCCTCAATTGGTTGAAGGCTACAGTTACCTTTCTAAAATACAACTGCGCAATGTGATCAAGTTTTGCGAAGCTGTGGTCAACGACTGTGGTGCTTATGTGCAGATCAAGAAAGTGGAACGCAAGCCACGCAAGGTCAAGGCAGTGCCACCTGAAAAACGTGCGGCCAAGTTCAAGATTTTGGCAGAATTTGCAGAGCTCAAACTCAAGAGTTTGCCCGCCGCAAGCCTTGTGGACAAAACAGAAGCCTGGTTGTATGACAGCAAAAAACGCAAGCTCATCCACCTTGTGGCAGACAGCCACACACAGGCATTCACTGTGAAGAACAACTCAATCATTGGGTTCTCAACTGTGGAAACCATGCAAAAAACTCTGCGGAAACCAGCAGAACAACTGAAAGGTATTACAGGTGCTGGCAAGCCAGCCGCCCGCAAAG